GTCTATAGCCGTGCCGCTGGCGTGGTTACTTAGCTTACCTGGCACACCTCTTACGTCTCTGTAAGCGTATGACCAATCGTCAAAAGTACCGCCCTCCAGCGGTTCTATTAGCTCGTTGAACTCTTTAGCAAAGTTAATAAGCAAAGGCGCTACCTTTTCGGCGCAGCGGATTTTAAGGCTTGTGCCCTCTACCTTAAAAGGCTTAACGCCTATCTCGGCCTGATCCTTAGATGCTGGCCAGCCGTTGTAACTTGTCAGCATAAGTGTTTAAGCGTTTGTATAAGTAACGCTTACTTCTCCACCATTGGCCATAAGGTTATACGGTTGTAATTCAACCCAACCCTCATTACAGCCTGAAAAGCCCACGCCGTTAGCTTGGCCGTTCATACAGATAATGTTGCTTGTGCTCCAGCCGTCATCGGCACCACTACCGCCAGCTGACCAGGCTACAGATCCCTGCAAAATGCAGATGCCGTCCTGATACCAGCGCATAGCGCAGGTTATGTTTGTGTCATCGGGCGTAAAGCCCAAGCTAGTGCCTGCACCTGCTACTGCCCCAGCTTGTGCGCCGTTAGATGCCTGCACTCTTAGATCGTACTTAGTTTGGTTGCTTATATTAAATGTTACAGGGCCCACTTTATTCTCCTTTGTTAGTTATTGTGTAAGTTTTTGGCATAATCCAACGGCAGGTAGTTTCGTCAAAACCTAAGTTACCTACAGGCTCAGGTGCTATAAAAGCATCACGTACGGCATCGTATGTATAACCAATACCTGCGTAATTAAATCTTATGTTGTTATTGTAGCTAGTGCGTTTACAGGTTTGTCCTCTAAAGTTGCCATACCAGGTTTCAGGATCTAAACCTTCAATGGTTTCGGTTTCGTCAATACCTACAATAACCTCAGTAACGATATTATTATCATCTAAAAATGCGTAATGTGCCATTATGTCCAGCTCACATTCCCAGTACCAGCTGTAATGGTTGCGCGTTTGTAACCACCTGATGCCGCACTTTCTGTACCTGTTACACCTGCACCAAAAGAAATTGTGCGAGTATCTGCGTATCTTAAAATAACTATTCCTGAACCGCCGCTGCCGCCTACCGTTCCGCCAGGTTGTCCAGTAGCTCCGCCGCCGCCACCTGTATTTGCAGTACCTGATGTGCCATAAACGTTTGCACCGCCATTACCACCACCGCCTGCGCCGCCTGTACCAGGGGTTCCACTAGCTTGAACACAACCGCCGCCGCCACCACCATAAGTTACAGATGATCCTGTGATTGAAGTTGCAACACCAGCACCACCATTACCGCCACTTGTGTCAGTTACACCATTAACACCTACTGCGTTAGCACCGCCACCGCCGCCACCTACTCTTGTTGTTGCGCCTGGCCTTCCGCTGCCACCTGCGTAACCCTGATTAGCTGTACCTGATCCACCTGCTACTGGGTTTGCATCACCGCCGCCGCCGCCACCACCTGAACCGCCCGTAGCACCTGCAACGCTATCGTATTCACCACCTTTTCCACCGCCTGTTGATGTAATTGTAGAAAAAACGGAATTGCTACCATTAGTTCTAAGATTACCGCCTGCGCCAAGTGTTACGCTATAACTGGTCAAGGTTAATAAACTTAAAGCTGACTCTAAACTTCCACCGCCACCTGTTGCCGTTACTGTGCATCTCAAACCACCTGCTCCACCACCTCCACCTAAAGCATTACCACCACCACCGCCACCTGCAACAACAAGGTAATCAACAGTAATAGCAACGGGCACAGCTCCGCCGCCTAATAAACCCGTAATTGCATTAAGCATTATGCAATAGCCCCTACCACATACCAAGCATCCGTAGCTGTTTTAATACAGGCCGCAGATTTATATTGTGCAAGAGTTGGTGAAGCTGCCGTTGCGCCAGCGCTTAATACAGTTGTAGTACCTGGTGTAACTGCGCTAATAGTAACTAGCCCTGCACCCTTGTTAAGTATGGTAATAACCGTACCTACGGCAAAAGCCACAGATGCGTTAGTAGGGATTTTAAAAGCAACAGCTGTAGCCTTGTTCATTGACACAAGCTGTTGATATTGGTCAGCCAGTACTGCCGTGTAATCTACTGTTTTATCAGCACTGACATCAAAAGCCACCAGCGTGTTCATCGCTGCGGCAGTTAGCACCTCACCAGTAACAAACGGGAACTCTGTGGCCATTTTATTGCTCCTTAATAACTTAGTACGCCGCTGTCAAGCAGGCCGTATATTGCTGAGTCTAATATAAAGCCGTCAATTATTGGCTCTAAAGTGGTAAGTGTTGTTTTCCAGCTATTAGGCGTAATGCTCATAGCAACGCCAAACACCTGCAAAGTCTTAGTAAGGGTTGAACCCCCTGGCTGGTTAGTTGTAATAGTTACAGGGTCAAAGTAGTCCAGGTCTAGCGCTGCAATAATGCCTAAGTTGTAGTTATCGGTATAAAGGTCTAGCTGTATAGCATCGCAGCGGATACTAGTCTCAGCCCTAGATGCCACGTATGCCTGCGCGTAATCTAGGGCCACGGCGTCGGTCTGCATTAGTAGGTTTTGCTGGTTATAGCTATGCACAAAATACTTATCTATGCTGGGCTGGTTTATGGCCGTTTGGGCTGTGCCACCTGTGCGGGTAACGCTGGCTGAGTTATAAACTAGGGTATCGTCAAGGCGCCACACCGCATTAAAATAGCTAATATCTGTACCGTTATCGTTAAATACTGTAGGCGTAGCCCCTGTACTGCCAACCGTCACGTTACGATCTTGAAAGACAAAAGAGCCAGCGGCATCTACATACAAGGCCCCGTACTCGCTAATCTCCACTGTCTGCATAGCTGCAAGGCTTGTGCGGGCTGTGCCTGGGTCTGCCTGCATAGTGGTTAGCCCTGCATCTACATCACGCATAGAGCTAGGCCAAGAAATAGCATCTAGTAGGTTATTTATTCTTGCACCGCTGAGCTGACCCGCTGAGGTGCCTGCCACGGTACTAATCTGTGCGTTTTGTGCCAGCCTAAAAGCATCTACAGCTGTAATAGTTGTATAAACTACATCGGTAGCATTTTTAGGTGTACTCGTTTGGTAGCTAGTAATAAAGCCTGAAAAGATAGGGTAAGTAACAGCGCCGTAAGTAGCCGTAATCTGTACTTTACGCATAGGCGTAAGTAAGTTGTAATACGGGCCGTTCGGATTTTGTGGGTTAAAATCGCCATTTTGGTCAACGATACGCATAGTAAGGGTGCCAGTTTGGAATTGGTCAGCCTGGGCGTTACGTCCTCTGATAGTTTGGATGCTGTCTACCTGGTCGGATACGTCCACAATAACGCTGGCGCTATCTGCTAGCACGTTAGTGCCTAATAAGCCGCTGTCTAAAATCATAGCCTGAGCAAAACTAGGGCCAGTACTAAAATTAATAACAGCGTTTACTATTGGCACGGTCACGCTGGCAACGCCCCTGCGTAAGTAGTCAGGTAGCCTCGGCGGGCTATCTCATTAAGGGCATTTTGCACGGCATCCACAATTATATTTTCATCACCGATAACCCCAGCGCTTACGTTAATTACATTATTAGTGTAGTTACGGTCTTTGTTTTGGTTAGGGTTAAAGTTGATACCTGCGACATTTTGGCTACTAGACATACCTGCAGCTATATCTAATACGTTTTGGTCATAGTTACGGTCTTTGTTTTGGTTAGGGTTAAAGGTAATGCCCGCGTTAGGGTTGAGGTTGCTTGTGCCCCCTGGCATTACTATGCCTGGCAAGGTCAGCGTAGGGAACTTAAACTTAGCTAATAGGTCTAAGGCAGCTTGTAGGTTAGCCAGGTTGATAAGATCGGTTGACTTCATACCCGCTAAGACGTTATTTATGTCTAGCAGCTTGGCATCTTGCTTTTGCAAGGCGCCTAATATCTTTAAGTCCTCGTTCAGCTTGGCCGTGGCCTTTTCTATAGCAAACGTATCCTTAGCAGCTATGGCATCCTCTAGGGCGTTTATATCCTGCTTAACCTTTAGGCGCTGTACATCGTTGGCTATAGCTAATATCTGTGAGCCTGTAGTGGCCTTACCTAACGCCTCAGCCTGACCTATTAGCGCTGCGTTAAGTTGTATTTTATCCATATCAAAAACATCGTTGCCTTTAGCCAAGGCTAGGTTTGCTTTGTCAATAGCAAAAGAAAGTTTTTTAGCAGCTAACTTTTTAAGTTCTTCTGCTGTCTGTTTTTTGTTAAGATCAGTAATTTTCTTTTGAGTGTTTAAGTATGCACCTGATTGAATTGGGTTTTTACCCATAGCTAGTGCATTTTGTTTGGCTATCTGTGCGTCTATCTGGTCTGCGACTTTATCAAAGTTTTTTATAGCAGCAACTGGATCAGTAAGTAACTCAAAAATTGACGGCACTGCGTTAGATAATCTAAAAAATCTGCCAAAATCTACAATTAAATCACTTATTGCTTCTGAGTATTTTTCAATGTCAGTAGTGGCATCATTTAAACTACCGCTAGATTCTGTAAGAGCTTGCACTATTCCCTTGCCTATAACCTCTTTAGCATTATTGCCAGCAATAGTTAGTTTATCAAGTTGGCCTGCATAACTCTCAGCGGCAGATGATGCTTGTCCTGCAAACAACTCGCTTAGTCTTATCTGTATCTCCTCAAAAGATGAGGACGTTAATTCAGCTTTAGATAGGCCAACACCTAAACGACCTAGTGAGGCATTATTACCAAGATAAGCCTTTTGTAGCCCCTGTGTAACTGTAGTTAAATCTTTGCCAGTACCAGCTGATATATCTAAAGCAAGGCCTAGTAATGTAGTTGCCTTGCTAACTGAGCCCGTGGCGCGAAGCAGCCTATCCATAGCGGGGCGCAGTTGATCATCTAGCACACCCGTTTGCTTTTCTAGGTTGCTAATCATCTCATTAACATATTTTGAGGTGTTGCCAGTTTCTAAACCAAGGTTTTTTAAGGTAATGCCAAGAGATCGGGCAGCGTTA